AAGACCAGTAGGACCAGACATAGGTTGTACGCCTGCGATGTCATAAGCAATAAGCTTAGGCATAGCACGACGGATTAGAGAGATCAGAATTGGGTCGAAACCTGCAACTGCACCTGATCCAGTTGTCTGTGTATTGATAGGACCAACGTTTGTTGGAGCCTCAGTTAGAACGTTACGCTCTTCGTTAAGAGCACGCTCTTGGTTTTCCAAGAGGATTGCGGTAACAGACTTACGATAGTTGTCCTTAATTTCAGGAAGACCATCATGGTTAAGTACTGGTGCCCACTTCTCTTGGAGTTGTTCTGCATTAAACATGCTAGATTTTCTCCGTTCTTGAGATTGTGTTTACTAGTTTAGATTCTCTTAGCGAGTTGTTGTACGTACGCTGACATACTCTCACTAATAGATTCAATTTTTGCTGGCTCTTCAGAAGAGATTTCTTCTGCTACTTCAGGTGTTTTTGCACCAAAGTAACTCTCTTTGATTTGTCCAAGCTTTTCACGATACGACTCTTCGTTTTTGAATTCGACTGCTTCAGCTAGAGAGGTAAATTTATCCTTTTGAACTTCTGCAAGTCCTCTAGAATATTCTGTCAAGATCTCATTTTTATGATAGTTTCCTACCTTCTCATGCAGTCCAACGTTTTTTTCAATTTGTTCGTTGAGACGGGTCTCCATGTCATCTAATTTCTCGCTCATATCAGCTACAATGTCTAGACTCTCATCTGGAACATTGATGTTGCTTTCAATGAACAATTTCTTTAATCCTTCCATAAATGCTTCGGTAACCTCTGAACGTAAACCACTTTCAATGGCTAGTTCGTTCTCAGTCATCCACTCTTCACAAGCATATGATAGGAAATTCTCTACGCGACCAGCGAACTCTTCTTTAATAGTTTCGAGTTCTTCACCGATCTTACGTGCTGCAGTCTCCTTAAGTGCTTCAACTTTTTCAGAAACTTTTGCAGATACTGCAGCTTCAAATACGGTTGTTGCTTTCTTTTGGAACTCTTCGTCAAGATCTGCACCAGACAATACTGCCTTGATGTCTTCACTGATCTCACCCTCGGAGATTGTCTCTCCTTCTTTTTCTACATCATCAAAGATCTTAGCAGAGAGTGCACCAGGCATACTGGATGACGCACCACTAGGTTTTGTTTGGATTGTAGAATCTTTTGTAGCACCTACAGGAGCAGCTGCTTTAGCACCAACGTTATCTGGTCCTTCAGGCTTCTCATTTGTGCTTCCACCAACCTCAACAGCACTGTTTTTTAGGTCGGATTTTTGAGGAGGAACTGCACCTTTCTTGATGGCAGCGTCGCCAGTGGCAGCATCTTCCTCGATTGTTTCTTCAGGAGACGCGGTTTCTGCGATCACCTTTTTGAATTTTTCATCAATACTTGACATTTACGTAACTCCTTAACGGGTATAAGACTGCATTTTAATTTACATATTTATTTATAAATCACAAACTTCTGAGTAAAGACTCAAACGCGGAGATTTTTCTCTCTGCTAATTCTTGTGATGAGGGAGCATTATCAAGACTATGCTTGACTGCTTCTAACTGTGCTTCTTTGATTCTACCATCAACGAGACACCATTCCTTTCCTTCCATAATACCTTCAACAAAAGCATCAGGTGCAGATGGATCTGCTACTATATCAGCAGCAGTGGAAAGTACAAAGTCGTCAGCGACAATAGATGTAGTACCCTCTTTTCTAAGAGAGCCTAAACCTCTGGATGACACACCTAGTTGTACCCCTTCCTCTAGCAAGTTCTTTGCGATCCTACCCATAGGGGTTTCTAAGAGTTTAGCCTTTCCAATGAAGTTTTTACCTTCGGGCATCAACTCAACGATTTTATGTGAAACACGATCCAAGTTAATTGTTGGACCTTCTGGATGACCAAGTTCACCAAGAGCTCTACCACGTTTGATAAATTCCTCGTTGTACTTGCTGACCTCACGGTTCATAGTATCGTACTTGTACATACGACCATTACGATTAGTGATTTCGGTTTGTAAAAAGACACCCTTAATGTAGGTTGATTTCTTACCGTCTTTTTCTTCGGTAAGGATCTCTACTGGTTCAATTTGTTCCGTGATCAGTTTCATCTGGAGTTTCCTCTTCTTCGTTTTCAGCATTGCGGTTGATTACTTCTGCAGTTTCTTCTGGAGATGCTTCGCCCTCTGGAGGTAATCCAGTGGCACCATCATCAGGAACATGCGGAAACATTCTGTTCGCAATATCTAATTTACTTACGTCTACCGCAGCAGCCGCTTTCACTTGTAACATGTCTTTGAGTTTATCTAGAGCGTCAACTCTGTCATTATCCCAAAGCAAATCAACGATCTCTCGTTCTTGTGTAGCCATAATTTACAGTTATCTAAGATTTATTTATTACCGTTTGTGTTTTGAGCTGCGGGTTTTTGCTTTGTTTGCTGAATTTGTGCCTTCTTCATCTCCTGATCAAGCTCCACATTTTCTGCATCAGCATCTAATTGTTGCTGATCTGCAGCAACCATTTGCAATGGATCTATTGCTCTACCAGATTTAATATCATCTGCCATCTCTGCATCTATTTCTTCCATCTCAGTTTCAGTCTGATTTAGAATGTTAGTGCGGATATATTCAACTGAGAAGTACTTACCAATGTAAGGATCCATTTGTTGAAGAACATTTAACTTCTCTGTCATCATTTCTAGGTTCTTAAGTTCCGTAAAATGATTATCGTACAGATAGTCATATTGTATATGCTCTTTCATATCATCCCAATCTTCAGGAGTAATAACTCCTTTCAGGATGAGTTGAGTTTTTAGAGTGTCATGAAATACATCACTGAACTTCTTGCGGAGTTTTCCAACAAACTTAGTAAACTTTAATTCATCTCTAGTGATCTCTGCTGACCTTCCGATGTTAAATGATTGCCCTGATTCCAAACGACCTGCAGGAACATTTAACGCTTTGTAAAGTTTTGTTTGGAAATATGACACATCAGTCAATTCTCCAAGGTTCTGACCACCTGGTAATGTAGTGATTTCAGTTCCTCTGCCACCTTCTCTACGTGGTAACCAGAAGTCTTCCATCATTGACATGTATTTTCTGTCGTCTCTTATCTCTCCAGTGTTAGCATCATATACTAATTTGTTTCTATAGCGACCCATTACCTCACGGAGATATGTTTCCGCTTTTTGTTTTGGTAAGTTTCCTACATCAATATAGAATATTCTTCTTTCTGGTGCTCTTGATATTCTGTAGATAACAAGAGAGTCCTCGATCATACGTAATTGATTGAGAACTTTAATACCTTTATGTAAGTATGACAGTACGATATTTCTATTCGTATCCATCAAACCTGATGTACAATATGTGATTGCGTCTTTTGCAATTCTGATTCCACTATTTGCGGAAGTGTTATTTAAACCTTTAGGGTTGTATAAGAAATACTCTTCGCCTTTACCGAAGTCATACTTCATAAACTCATCTGCAGTTTTTGGTTTTGTTATCTGCCTTACTTTCTTAATCTTATGTGGATCTACGTATCTTAATTCTTTAATACCGTCAGCAGGATTATCTAAATCAATCACCTTATGATAATACATGCGTCCATCAATGTACCATCTGCGGAACATCTCATGTGCTTTACTATCAAATCCGAATAAATTTTTGATGTAATCAAACTCATCACGGATCATAGTTTTTACACTATCACTCACCTCAAGGTTATCCAAGTTAACTTGAACAGGACTATCGTTCTGATCAGCAACTATTGCTTCATGTATAATATCTTCAATGGCTTCATCCACTTCTGGATGCATAGCCATCTCACGATACTTCTTCACCATGTCATACTCAGTCTTGAAGTTACCGTCTAGATCAAGGTATTGACCATAGTAACCTCCTGCAATATAACTAGTAGCTCCATCGTCAGAAGAAGGTGCAATAGGAGACGGAGCACGACTCTTTACATCCTTCTTCTTAAACGAGAAACCGAATAACTCTGCCATAATATTTGTGGTTTCTTATCCTTATTATTTATGCGGGTTTCTAAACGAGAGAATCGTTAGAACTATTTCCTGCGTCTACTGCCTTAGAGGTGTGGAATTGATATGCAAACTCAACATCAAACTCTTCATAAGAATCGTTGTTGTCATATGCAACTGATACCTGAGATACAGATACAGGGAATGCAGAAAACAATTCGTATTGACGAATTACTTTAAGATTCTGTCCGTCTCCATCAAACTTGCTTAACTGATCTACCTTGATTTGCTTCAAGATACCATCTGAATCAGATGAAATACCAGCAGTTGCAATGTTTGCACCTACACCGTTTGTAAGTTCGATCCATTTCTCATATGCTGCACGCAATTCAAATGCGTCATCCATATAGAATGTTCCAGTCCATGTCTCATAAGTTCTGTCGCCAGGCACTTTAAGTACACGACCTCTGAATGGTAATTCAACAGTTCCTACACTTGTTGCAGGAAGTGCTGCTGCTTTACACATATATGTTACTGACTCTTCTGGTTTTCCAGTTCCGTCAATTGTTGGTTCTGCTACTCCACTTGGGAATCCATGTTCTACTGAGAACAGGTTAGGGCGAACCCCGCCCTTAATTGCCGATTGGAAAGTTAGTAAACCTAATCCTTTAGCTGCCATTGTTAGTGTGCTCCGATGTTATCTGCGTGGGACGACTTCTTCAAACGATACGCCAGTGCGTGTCGCTACGAAAGTCAGTGTGATAAAGTTAATTGAACGAGCAGGCTTGATATAGAAATCTGCCTTAAATTCATTCGCGTCGATGATTGCACCAGTGTTATTGGTTGTGTCACATACAACTAAGAAGTCAGTGATACCTCTTTCGGCTTGAATACCTCTGAGGAATGGTTCAACAACATTCTTAAAGTTGTTTCTTGTAAACTCGTCATTAAGTTCAAAAAGAACCCCCTTCGCAGCATTACCGATAGTCTTTTCTATCACGTTGAAAAGACGACGGACGTTGATGCGATCAAAAGCAGATGGTGAAGCGAGAGCAGTTTTGTCTCCGAACAGAAGGATACCTTGACCAGGAAGAGAAGTAATTGGATTAATTCTATTCTGATAAAGAAGATCTCTTTCAGTTCTTGTTGGTGAGAATGCTAACTTAACAGCATTCTTGATGGCACCACGATTCAAACCTGCGGGTGAGAACCAAGGTAAACCATTAGCAGTAGTAGCAGCACATAAACCTGCAACATCTCCATTGCCAGGTATGTAACGATACTTGTCTGCAAATCTATCGTAGATATATTTCCAACCATTGTCAAACACACCGAATGATGTTGCTTGCATTGTGTCGTAAAATTCTACTACGTTTGATGCTTGTGTTGCGGAACTTGTAACTCCAACAACATCCCCTCTATATGGTGAGAGGTATGCAATACAATCTTTTCTTGCTGAAGCGATTGTTAATGCAGCAGCTGCAATTGCTTTTGTATTGCTTTTTGCAGATGCACCTGATCCAACATCACCAGGACCCATGAGTAGATAATCTATCTCAACTGTTTCAGTGTCTGCAAACTCTTGCATTGCTGAGATAATCTCTCCAGAAGTTGCTCCACCTGATTCTGCACCTTTAATAAAGGTGTAAGAGTTATAACCTAGAAGGTCAAATGTAGCTGTAGAAGCATTTCCTTTATTGTTAGTACCTGCAACGTTACCACCAGTAATACTTTGGTTAGCACTTACATCATAGACTGATACAGTTTCGTGAGAACCCCAGTAAATCCAGTTTGATTTGTCTGCAATGACTTGTGGGTAATAGTTCTGAGCACCTTCAGATGTCTTACCATTATTTGCTTTAGTGAGATATGTAAATTTCTCAACTACAGTATTTGGTGCACCTGTAATTTCTCCAGTTGCATCATAAACTACAACATGTAACTCATCATTAGCACCACCACGAGCACTTACGTAAGGTGAAGTACCAGGTCTAGGAGCAATTGATGTCCACTTAAGTGCAGGTTTGTTACCTACTGCAGCAAAAACTTCTTGCTCATCATACCAGTTTGACTTAGCTGTTACGTTAAGGTCAGTAACACCGTTCTCAATAATGTCAGTTGCTATCCAAGTATCGGAAGTAATTAAGGAAACTTTGTTGTTAGCACCATCCCATGCAAAGATGTATCCAGACTTCGATCCATTTGGGCTAGCAGCAGCAGTCTGAACTTGTGTACCTACAGTCGTTGTAGTTAGAGCACCGTCAAGTGTTAAAGTTATATCAGCACCTTGGTCAATAGTTGCTACTCTTAAAGAGTTCTGATCAGCACCTACGTTTCTTGCTGCAAACTTAAATGGGTTATTACTTGCGTAGAAATATGTTGCTTCGTATACATCCTTCGTTGGAATTGAAAGAGTGTATGGTGAGGTGACTGAATCATCTGATGCTGATAGTTGTCCTGATGTTGCACAACGAACTACATCAATGACTCCACCGTATGACAAGAAACTAGCGGCTGTCCACCATGTTTCAGCGTTGTCGTCAGTTGGTTCACCAAAGGTTTCAATTAATTGAGCTTCTGTTGATATGCGAACTGGTTCTAATACTGGTCCTTTTAAGAAGGCACCAGCGATTGCTCCTACGTTTACTTCAACCGTCTCAATCGAACCAATAGTCAGATCTCTTTCTTGTATCTCAACTCCTGGCGATAAGAGCGTGCTAGCCATGCGATTACTCCTGATAATAAATCAATTTTTGTCTATAGTTATTTAGAAATTGGAGCTTTTTCAGCGATAGTCCCACATGAAAGCTTTGTCTCCATACTCATCTACTTTGAATTTTTCCCAGTCATCTTCATCTTGATTGTTCATATCTATAGTCCAAACATTTCCCTCATTGTCTACTATCTTCTCATCTTCTAATCCATCATCAATGAATCCAAAAGGTGCCATGTCCTGTTCAATAGCATTCTTTTGTTCATCATATATCTTTCTTCTGATATCTTGATCAGTCATTTCTTTGAAGTATTCTTGCTGAACTAACCATGAGAAGATAACCAAACACATAACTAAATCGTCATGATAACCTTCATCTGCTTCAAATGACTGCTTGTTTTGTATGAAAGTAGTTAATTCTGCCACTATATTATAATCTCTTACTAATAACTTATCATCTTCTATGAGAGTTTTTAAGTTTGAGCATCCTTGTGCTTTGACAGTCTTACTCATTTTGACACCCATCTGTGTCTTGTTACCAGAGAATCCTTGACCAACTACTTGACCTGCTCTACCACGCATAGCACACATAAGAACATTTTCATATTCTATATCGTAGAATAAACTTGAAGCAACTGCTTCTCCTATATCATTGACCTCTATTAATACATGTGCATTGTTATAATTCGTTGCAACATTGTATATGACATTAGGAAATAACATAGGTCTAACATTTTTATCCCTATACTTTGCTACTAATCTCCATGGTGCGTGAGTAATATCAATTACTATAAAGGCAGAGTAATCCTGTGCGAGACCACGAGATACGTCCACACATACAATATAATCATGGTCGTGTACAGGATTTTCATATACGTCGAGAGATCCATTTGTTGTTAATACATCATCGTAAACTAATGTTCTAAGTTTAGCAGCACTAATCAAAGTGTCAACAGATCCTAGAAACTCACACTCGAACTCTTGTGTGAATTGTCTTTCGGAGGTATTTGCTATAGTAGTTTCTTTCCACTTAGCATCTCTGCCTGGTACTTTTGACCAGTGAACTTCTGTCCATGCATATCCATTTCTATTCTTTTG